ATCCACCTCCTCCTGCTGTAAATAAGATTGATATACAAGCATTTGTAGGAGTATAGGTAGCTGTCCAAGCTACTCTACCTGTAAGAGATGACTCATCTTCACAAACAGCTTGTACATATCCATCATATACATAATCATCACATCCTTCATCATCAACTATAACATTAATAGTTGTTGAGCAAGGTGATCCACCACCAAGACATGCTACAATAGTAGTACAATCATATGGTCCTACACCACCAAGTCTATAACAAACTCGGTGATTTCCAGTATAGTTACTGGTAAAGTTTACGGTAATTGTTGCTGGTACTAGTGCCATTTTATTTGGTTTTAAGCAAGGGTTGTTATTCTAATGTACATTGATTTCTGATTAGTAGTAGCGCCTTCAATATAGAAGTCATAACTAGTATTAGGCAACAATCCTGTAATTGTAGCATAGGTAGTTAAAACTGTAGATACCAATGCAAAACTTCCTACAGGTGCTGAAGACAACTTCATGTAGATCTCATAGCTGGTATTACCAGTAATGCTATCCCATGTAAGAGGAATAGAGCTAGAAGTTACAGTACCATTAAGTCTCAGGTATACATTACCTTGATCTGTTGCACCATTACATACATAGTTTACCAAAATCTGAAGAGCTTCTGATACACTTATACCAGTTGGTATAATACTAGTTAGTACAGTAAGAGGATTATCTCCACATAATAATTCAGGTCCAGTATATACAATGCAATCAGAGCTAAACTCTTCTGCACAAGGATTAGGTACTGGACAAAATGCTGTATTAACTGAGCATGGAGGAGGGGTAGTTAACCCCTTCTCACATCCACATGGTGTTGTTTGACAATTACAAGTATTGCAAGCCATTGTATTTTAAGTTTTAGATAGTTGCTATTACTGCTGTTACACTAGTTGGTGGAGGACATGGTCCAGGAAGTGTATTTGTTGCTTCAAATGGACATGTAGTAGTTGATGCACCTACTGTTACAAGCACTCTTACTTTATAAGGTGTAGATGCTGTTAATCCAGTAAATGATCCACTAAATGGTGTAAGAGCTATACCTGCTGTAATGTTCTGAGCAATTAATACAGTACCAGCATTATTATATAACTGGATTGTATAAGTACCTGATACTACAGGTGTTACAGTATAAGCTATGCTTGTGATATCAGGTGTTAATACAACTGTAGGACACGCAGCTTCATTATTAAGATCATAGCAAATATAAGTGCAACATTCTGCATTTGTTGTAGCATTACATAAACAGATATTTGCTTCAATTTCAAGATTAGATGCAGGATTTACAGGTGTAGCTGATAAATCAATTAACACACCTGCAGCATTATTAAGATTAGTTACTACATCTATGTATTGAGTAAACGAGTTACCAAGTGTATCAGAAATAGTAAACAAAGTACCTAAAGGATTGCACTGAACAAATCCTGCAGGTATTGTACCATTTATATAAATTCTTAATCCTGTACCTCCTGTTATTACAGCACTTACACTAAGTGTAATACCATCACAACCTGAAGGACAGCAATTTTCTTGAATATTTCTTACAGCAGCTCTAAGATCACAAATCACAAGCCACATGTTATTAATACTATCTGCAAGATTAGTTACAGGATTTACCCATCCTGGTAAAGATCCTAAGTTTCCACCACCTGGTCCAAGGATTGGTGAAGTAGAAAGATTAGGACACTCTTGTGCAATAGCTGTATAAATATCTGTAGGAGTTCCTGTAGCTCCCTGAAGCAAACAAAATTCTGCTTCTAAAGCATCTACTACTATCTGAACTTCAGTAGGTACAGAAGGTAATACACAATTAGGAGTTACTGTAGGAATTACAAATACTGGAGGAGGTGCATTCTCAAGAGTTGTGATTCTGATATTATACTGAACCAAAGTTTGGTTGATAATATCAATCTGATTAAGAATATCACATACCTTATTACCAATAGCAGTTACATAGTCTGTAAGCTGCATAGTAGTAATCTGGTTACCAAAAGGATCTAAGTAATAGAAGCAAGGTGCAATATTTACTACACAATCAGGACAACCCTCTCTAGCAGGATTTGCATTTTGATTACAACATTCTTCAAGAGCACAGATCTTATCTATTAAAAACTGCAAGAAAGCCTGAAGATCTTTAGGCTCACAACCAGCTAAATTAAAACATGAAAGATCTAATGTAGTAACATCAATTTGTTCAAGAACTCCGCAGAGCTCTGTTGCCAATTTGAATACTACATCACTTACTGTATCCCCTTTACATAGATTAATGCAGGGAATATCAGGTCCTTGCCAGATCACACAATTAGAGGAGATCGGGTTGCAAGAAGCATTGTCATAGTTGATAGGTTTCATGTGATCTTCAGAATATATTAATATACAGTTTTTTAAGAATTTTTACAAATTAAATAGGTTGACACTCATTCCCTGTACTACATTGTACAGTACCTCCACCTACAGTACCACCTACAACACTACCTTCTTGTGCACATAAGAATACAGCAGCATCTGGATCTAATTGATATTGAGCAGGTAATCCTGTTTCACAGTTTATATAATCTATAGTTATAGGTACTCTATTAGTATTAAATACTTCATAGCAATAACAAGGTGAAGGTATACAGCTTTGATTATTAGTACATTGTGTACCTAATCCTGCTACACTATAAGTTGCTCCTTGAGTAGATACAGACAAGCAAGGTATATACTTAGAGCATACTGTTGTTGATTGACCCTGTAATAGAGTTACAACAGACCCTTCCCCTACACAAGACAAGTAAGTATATGTACCAGAACCCAGAGTTTGAGTAATTGTCCAGCAAGTACAAGGAATATCCACAAGCACAGGATCAGGATCCAGAATAGCTTGGAGGTCCAAAAGTTCTTTTTTAACATCCCAATAGTTTATATCTCTATCACAGCAAATAGTAACTCCATATCTTGCTTTTACCATTTCATCATATACTGCAGTAGCATAACCACAAGTTACTCTATAGTAGTATTCAGGTGAACAAGCTGGGGTATCATACCCTGGTTTTACAGATCTTTTCTTAAGTTCTCTTGGTATTGGAGGCACATAAGAACATGCTTCACATGTAGCAAATACTTTAGTTACAGTATTATCTGTAGGAAAATATAAAGTACAGCTTGTATCAGAAGTAACTTGATAGCAAGCTTTTCCACAATTACTAAGGTTTACTACTTGTCCTACATACTGACTGAAATCAGTAGAAGTGTTAATGATATCCGTATTATCAGCACAATTAGTAAGTGTATAATATGTCGGTAAGCATTCATCGCAATCTTGAAAAGAGGTAAGACCAGTTGTATCAATCTGAATTACTTGAGTACAATCTTGAGAAAGCTCTACAGTAAAACAGTTTTTATAACCAGTAAGTTGACTAGTATCGCAGCAACTAGGACAATCACCACTTGGAAGAATAGGTAGATTAATTGTCTGACCTACATAAGCAGCTAAGTCATTACTTACTACAAATGTACATTCTATATCACAACAGTTTGTTAATAAATAACAAGGAGGTGCTTCATAGTAAGTCCATACTGCCTCAAGAGTTTTAGCTCCAGGTATAACTTCACTAGTAGCTACAGTATTACCTGAGTTACTAGTTACTTGTTCTGTAGTATTTATTCCTAGATAACCATCATTAATATTGTAGAAATGACCTGCTAGTCTATTATCTCCAGAAGCTGTAGTAGCTTGAATTTGAGTCCAAGAAGCACCTGCATCTGTAGATTGAATAACTACATTTCTTGCACCTGTAGCCCATAAGTTGTTATCATCAATCCAAGTAAGATGTTTACCTGCAAATTCAGTAATAGAAACCCATGCATAAACAATGCTCCACGTAGTACCACCATTAGTAGATCTTACAATATACTGAGTACCACAAGCTACAATTGTTTGCTCATCTGCAGATATGTGAATACCTACAATATTTTGTGGTAGCTGTTGTGTAGCACCTGGACTAAATATACTAGTCCAAGTTGTACCGCTATCTGTAGTTTTAAAGATATTGTTTCTACAACCTACAACTCCTGTAGTAGCATTAATAAAATGTAATGAGTAAGCTGCTAGAGTAATAGAATCTGCACCAAGTACTGGAGATGCTGGAGGAAGTTGAGTACAAGTATTATAAGTAACACCTCCATCAGTGCTCTTAATTACTGTACCATATTCACCACAAGCATAAGAATTTAAGCTATCTACAACCCAAACTTCATATAATCTAAAGTTAAATTGATTCGCAGTAGCTTGATAAGTACCTGTAGGTATACTCCAGTTTGTACCACCATTAGATGATACTAATACTCCATAGAAGCTGGGAGAATTACCTAAAAGGGCTTGACCTACAACAAATACCTTATCCCCATCAGTGGGGTCTGTCATCACATCATGATAAACAGGAGGAGTAGAACCTGATAAAAAAGAAAAACTCACATTACTCCAAGGAGTAGTGTTATTAATAAGTTTCCTTATGTATCCTGCATTACCTACATGGTATGTTATTGTAGACATTTTTTATTTATTAAGCTGTGCATTTACAGCAGTTATGTTTATTTGCTGTGGACTTGTGCTTGCCTGGTTTTTTAAAGAAGCTTCATACTGGTGTACACAATTAGTGCATACATGTGTTCCATTAGATGCTACTCTCTTTTGGCACCCACAACTCATTTTAGTTCCGCAATTTTTGCAAGTCATATTTATTGGTTTTATTGGTTTTACTTACAAGTTCTGCACTCCATTTTATTAAGGAGTTTTAACGCATAATTATAAAGTTGCATGCCTTCTTGAGGTTCATGACAAACTTCAACTTTAGCTTTAGCTGCCTCAAGATACATCCTGATCATCCTAAGCTTATTAAGTTTTTCTTTAATCATAACTGGAGGATCACAAGTACCAAGATCTAATTCACAAAGAATCTTCTGGTATTGTGTCATAGCATAAGTAATACGCAGGTGATTATATTCTACATATACTTGATCATTAGGTGACACACTATACTTAATAATGTATACACCATCAGGTAGATTGTTTAATACTGTGCCACACTGAGCAGTCTGTACTTGTAGATCACAAGCTGTAAGATTTACTATAAATCCTGCAGAAATAGCAGGCTCTGTAAATTCTACACTATAATTAAACCCTGGAAGAGTTACTGCTAACTTAGGACAAGTTACAGGAATAAGTGGAGAATATACGCTTGTATCAACAATGCGTAAGATACCAAGGTTCATGGTATCTGGTGCTTCAAGACTTAAAATGTGTTGCGCCATGGTATATAAACAAACAAATATAAAATTAATAAAAAAAAGGAGGGAGTTTTTATTACTCTCCTCCCTTTTTTTGAATCGCAGCCTAGATATTAGGTCAAAGGCTCATTAGGTACTACTTCACAAGGCTCGCAAGTTTTAACCTCAAGAGCTGTGCAGCCATTACCACAAGAAGTCAACCATGTAGTCATGTTTGCTTCAAATGGAGCAATTTGACCATTTACAATAATTTCAAGCATGTACTGATCATTGTCAAATACACCTGTTGGGTTATTGTAACGTGGCACACTGTGCAAGATGAAGTATCTTCCATATAATGCATTGCGGTTAACATTTGCAATGATATCAGATCCCTGAGTGATTTCACGGATACGGATATCAGTATGGAAGTAGTTCTGCAAGTAAGACTCAGACAAGATCAAGTCACGAAGAACTTGCTCACCAAAGCCCATACCCTGAAGACCATAGCACTCAGTGTATACACAGATGCTTTCAAATACACATGGATCACCATTGTAATCAACAAGAGAAGCATAGATGCGTACTAATTCTTTCTCAAAGAAATCAGTGATCTGGAAAGAACAGTTACCAAACTTAGTTTCTACATAAGCACCAAATAAGCGCAGACCAGCGCACTCACCTACTACGTGTCCTGGAGACACATATGCAGACCACCACTGAGCTGGAGTTACAGGAAGACCAGAGATAGGATCTACTGTAGTTCCTGGAGCATACCAAGCAACACCTGCTTCATCAAATACAACTGGAAGAACAAAGCTCTTAGTGTATTCAGAAGTGATGATCTCATTTGCCCAAGAAATCATTACCAATGTAGAATCTACTGGAGTAGGAGTAGGACCAGGGCAGCATCCTGTGTAAGCAGAAAGTGTGTGGTAAGAGTTGTGGTTCAAGAAACGCAACAAAGGAGATCCTTTAAGATCTAAGCGCAAGTAGTAAGTTTCTCCACACAAGAACTCAAAGCAGCAAGTAGCAGCAGTAGTTCCACCCTGATATTGATCAGGATTTGTAGGACCTGAAGTACCAGGAGTATTACCTACAGATACAACAGCCTGTTGAGGAGTACAAGTATCTACATAGTAGAACTGGTGGATGTACTTAGGGTTAATGTACTTAGACTTGTTAGTCTCTTGGTAACCACCAATGTAAGGGCTGATCTTATCTTTCTGATAAAGAGAAGATGAAGCCAAAACAAGTGGACAACAAGGTCCTGGAAGAGAAGAGAAGTTTACTTTCTCATAAGTGTCTTTGTTAAAAAGACTGAAATACCCTGGTCCAAGAGTAGACAGAGTAGCTGTAGTTGTGCCATTAGTTGTAATATAACCAGCAGTTGAAGCAGGGTTAGTTACACTAGGTACTTGTGGGTTCAAGGTAGTACCTGTTCCCAAAAACACCTTTGTAAAGGCATGATTAAAATAAGCCATTGTGTTTAAGATTTAAGTTAGACAAACATTTATTTATTAATATAGATAATCTTTTTAGGATTACCAAATTATTTTAAGAAATTAATTTATAGATAGTCTTTTAACTCATGGTCAAACAAACGCATAGCAATCTTGTCTGTACCAAAAGCTTCTAACTGATCCATAAGATCCTGCATTTTACCATGCTCTTCTAACTGTTCTTTCAGATAAGCAAGACCAAGCTGATATAACATATGATCTCCTATCTTAATAGCATGGGTAGAAAGGTCTTTAATTTGTGTAGTTACCTCAATTTCATGTTCATAAGACTTTTCAATAATTTGAGGTAACCCTGTAAAAGTCTGTTCAGGAGATTCTAAGCTTGGAGTTAAAGGTTGCACACCCATAGCCAAAAGATAAGTTCTAGCATCATTAGCGTGTAACATCTCTTCATCAGAGTATTTTCTCCAAAGTTTTCCAGCATTTAAGTAGCCATTATCTTCTAACCACATAGACATAGCAAGATATACTCTAGCTGAGTATTCTTCCTGCTCTATTCTATAGTTTAAGTACTTAATACATTCTTCAGTAATTAAAGGATTATGCTTTTTACTAGAAGGCTTTTTCTGTATAGTTGGTGTAGAAACAGCTTTAAATTCTGTTTTGAGAGTTCTTTTTAACATGTTAGGTGAAGGATTTTCCATGATTTATTAGTTGTTTTGTTCTACTGAATTACTTGCTCTTTCCATCTGGATTGTAGATTCTATATCTCCAGCAATAATCTTAACAGCTTCATCTATTAAAAGCTCTACAAGATCATCTTTAAATTCACATTCTACATCTACTGTAGAAGCTACTTGGGTATATGGATCTACGCATCCAGCTATTTGAATTTTTCTAGGTTGTCTATAATAAGTAAAGTTTACAGATTCAATTGTAAACTCTCCATTAGTATAGATCTGCATCTTGTTGTCCATAAATGTAGCAAAGGTCTCAGCCCAATCAAAACTAGGCTTCTTATTAACATCTCTTAACAAGAGATCTACATTTCCTTGTTCTGCAAGATAAACTACCATAGGTCTAGAGTCTTTACAGCAATCATTTTTAGCTTTTGCTGAAATTCTCTTATATCTAAGATACTCTACTGGGATAGCAGTAGCAGTTTCATAATAGGTATCAGTACTAACAAGATTTGGAGTATACTCAGTAATTAACACTTGTAAATCATCAATCCTACTAGTAGATGCTTCATCACCCTCTTTAGGTAAGTTAATACCATGAAGATTTCTGCGGCACCAATCAGCTTGACCCTTATTAAATGCTTCAACCATTTGCCAGCATTCTATGTTGTCATAGTCATTACTAGCAAGTTTGTTGAGTCTTTGCTTAATCTTAAGCTGTATGGTTGCGTTATTCATGGTTATTTCTTCTTACGCATTTTACCCAGTGTTTGAGCAAGAGCTGCTTGTTTCTTAGTTCTAGTACTAGCCTTAGAACCTTCTTTCAATACACTTTTAGCATATGCTGCTGTTGATTTACCTGCTGCTTTAGCTTTAGCAGAAAAAGCTCCAGGTCTTTTGATAGCACCTTGAATCCAGTTACCACCCTTTTTCATTTCAGGTGTAGCTTTAGTTGCACCACCTTTTTTAATAACCCCACGACCTTTGAGTACATCTGCTTTGGTTACTTTACCATCTCCTGTAAGATCTGGGAAGCTACCACCTTTTGCTTTTCTAGGGAGAGATTTCATAGCTCCTCCACACTGCATACATTTCTTAGCCATTGTGTATAAGTTTATTAATTAACATTTCCATTTTCTAAGAGACTTATTGATCCTAGAGTTAGGATCATTAGCTGTTTTAGCAGAAGTAAGCTTTTTCTTCATACCTGACATTCTTGCACAAAAGCTTTTCTTTCTAGATCCACCTTCTGGTTGAGGAGCTTTAAGTCCAGGTTTACCTGGGTTAGCTCTATTATAAGAAGCTCTACCTTTAGCATTTAAACCTCCACTAGGAGACTTGCCTTCTTTGCGCTGCCATGCAGGACTCTTAGCCATGGTTATTTTCTTTTAGTTGTTGATTTTTTAGCAGGAGCTTTACCAGAACCAGATACTATACCACCTAACATTTTAACTTGTTCTTTAGCATAGTTTTGAGCAGCTCTCATTCTAGCTGCATTATTTTGAATTTCCTTAGCTTGCTTTAAAGTATCAAGATCCCATTTAGCTTGATATTCTTTATCTATTTTAAGTGTTTTAGATTTAGCCATGGTTATTTCTTTTTAGATTTTTTTACTCCACCTTTTTTAAAAGCAGGTGCTGGATTAGGTGACATGTAAGATTTACCTACACCTTTGTTTACTTTATAACCTTCTACAGGATTATAACTATTAGCAACACCAGCAGTGCCACCATCCATAAATTTCTTTTTAGCTGCAGTTCTAGTAGCCATAACCTCTTTAACTTTAGAGTCACGCTTATCATTAAAGTGCTTAAGCACATCAACTTTTTTAGAAGTCTTTTTCATTATCTAAATCTTTTTGCCTTTTGAGCTATGCTCTTAGGTTGTTTTACAAATTGTTTACCTTTTCTGTTACCCTCAGCTTTAGCTTTATTGGTAGCAGCTTTTTCTCCTGCAGACAAAGAACTCCAAGCAGCTTCTGGTAAGTATCTTTTCTTACCACTAGATTTTACTTCTTTAGAGGAACCCTTCTTTTTATTAGCATGGGTACCAGAAGTCATCCAATTTTGCTTAGTCCAATTCTTTAGACTTTGTTGTGACTTAGAGAGTGCCATTTACTTTACAGGTTTTGACTTAGTTGGTTTACCAGCTTTTCTCAGCTTTCTAGCTTAACAATGTGCTTTTTGTGAAAACCCTTTAGGATTTTTACAATCTATAGTCTTCTTATATTTATTAGACCAAGCCATTAGTTCTTATATCCTCCACCAGCAGCTTTATATTTTTTAGCTACAATTTGTGCTTTTCTTGCTGACCACTGACCTGGATCACCACCTTTACTACCTGCTTTAACTGAAGCCACGATGCGGGCTCTCATACTAGGTTTAGTATAATTGCCCGCAGCATTGACTTTTGATTTAGCTTTCTTAGCCATGATTACTTCTTTTTGGTGCTTCCACCTTTTTTCATCATAGATTTACCATACATAGCTTTAGATAAAGTACCACCTGTTTTTTTAGCTGGTGCTTTACTTACAGGTTTAGCTTTTGAAATTGGAAATCCATTTTTGTCATATCCTGGTTTTCCTTTATTAGCTTGTCTAGCTTGAGCTTGTTTAGCTTTTTTTTCAGCTTCCAAATATCTAGAGTAAGCAGCTAAATTACCTGCCTCTATGGCAAAATCCTGATCGCTAGTTGCTTGAATAGCTTTATTTCTATAATAAGAAGTGCTATCAGGTGTAGCTTTTACAGTAGCTCCTTTTTGTGCTTTCTTAAGAGTTTTCATAGATCCACCTTTTTTAAATGTAGTAGGTTTTGGAGGAACTCCTTTCATAGTTCTACCAAACTTATCTACATATGTTTTAGGTGTGTAAACCTTTGGTTTAGCACTATCTACAGTAGGCTTAGGGGTGGCTGTTGATTTAACAACCATACCCGCATTAGCCTTCTTAAGTTTTGCTTTCTTCATGTGAGAGCTCATAATTATTTCTTTTTAGCTTTGGTTGCACCACCCTTTTTCATCATGGTCTTGCCATACATTGCTTTAGGCATAGATCCACCTTTTTTCATCAAACCACGGTTTGCTTGGTTTGTAGGTGACTTAGAAAAGGTAGTAGATGAGCTAATCTTTTTACCAGGGGTAGCACCTGTTGGAGGAGTGTTTACTCCACCAGAAGAAGTAGCGCGAGACTTAGTACCTTTTCCTGCAACTTTGCTAGGAGACATGAATTCACTAGCACTGTTAGGATTTGCCATACCACCAGTCATGTATTTTTTCATTGGCTTAGTGGATTTTTTAACTGCAACTTTTTTCATTTTTTTATAGTGTTTAAAGGTTTACTGATTCCAGAATTTTTCAACTGACTTAGTCAGTGATATTAATATACTCTCATTTAATGGATTTCGCAAGAATTCTACACAATCTGATGGAGTTCTTCCCATCATTGCAGAAGATTCTATGTGATAAATAAAGCCATCTGTTTTGGTAGCAATCATCTTATAGAAGGTTGCATCTCTAATAATAGCCTTAAGTTTAAGAGTCTCCATATCAAGAGCTGCTGTATCAAGGAATGATGCTGCTGCTCTCTTTAAGTTTGACTCTACACCCTCACCATTAATGAATTTATCCATGTTGTCATAGATGATATCATTAGGTGTGGATTTTTTGTATTGTACACTATTAGCATCTACTACTTTAGCTACATACAAAAGCTTGTTAGCATTCTTGTCATAAAGTTTCTGAAGTTCAGAAAGAGCTTTGTTTTTAAGCTTTTTAACCTCAGTTTTAGTAGATACAGTGTCAACTGTTTTATCTAGGTAAAACTTAGGAGCTACTGCTCTTGATCTAGCATCTTCATAGCTTCTAGCTACAATAGAGAATCCACCTGCTTCAATGCCATAAAGCTTAATGAGATCATAAGGATCTTTAGCTGGATCTAAGAATACTGGTTCATTACCACAGCGTATAGTGATTCTGTTCCAAAATTCATCATTGTTTGGCTTAAGTAATTTTACTTTATTCCAAAACTCTGGATCAGCAGGATCAATAATGTTAGCAGCTAACTCAGATTCAAGTTTTGCTACAACATTTCTAATCTCAGTAATTTTTGCTTCTCTTAGATCAGGATCCTTAAGATTCTTGATATCAGGAGCAAATTCATTAAGCCCTGTAATGTAGCGCTTAATACCATTTTGCTCAAGACAAGCAAGTTGTTCTTCATGGAATACTCCATCAAAAAGAGAAAGACCATACTTTTCTAAACCTAGATTGGATTTCTCTGGTTCAAAATAAGGCTTGATTGAAATATTACCCGACTTAACTGTGGGTAATTCTACCATAGTGTAACTCATTTGTTTTGGTTTTGGTTTTTACAAATTTATTTATTATTAACTAAAAAACAAATTACTGTGCTATATTCTTGATTTCATAGAAAACATAGAATGGAGATGTCCACTGATTAGCTCCTGCAACTGCAGGGCTTGCATTGTAAATCTGAAGAGTAACTTGATTTAATAAAGCTCCAGTAACAAGTAAGTATGGAATAGAATTGTCATTAATTACTTGATTGTAATAAGGAGTTATTTGAACATAGTTATCATCTGAGTTTATTGAAATATCTAAATTGTAGATATACAAAGGCGCTGAAGTAGCAAATGCTGGATCAGGTAATGAAAGTGCTGTGTCAAAATTAATAATCTCTATAATACCCTTACTTGTAGTTACATTAGCAACTTGTGATACAGAATAATCTAAAGTATAGTAAGCAATATCATTGATATCAGCTACCACCTCATTAAGGTGAGCAAAGCGGGGAATAGCTGCTTCTCTAATCTGATGTGAAGCAATTACTGGGTCAGGTGACGCAGGAAATAATTTCTGAAGGAGTTTGATAGCCATTTTTATTTTTTATTAAAAAAGGGAGGAGTTTCCCCCTCCCTTTTTAGGTTTACATAATTAGTAATTAGAATGATCCACCAGTGATTGGGTTTCTCATAACAATTTTCAACACTTTGGTTGGGTCTTTTACCCAGATTGCTGGCATTGTTTGAGTCATCATTACACGGTAACCATTGAATTGACCTGAGCTTTGGAACCCTTGAGTTCTACCCATGTAATCCATAGTACCGTTCTGATACCACCACTTCAATTGATTATCCCAAGATAACTTCAACATGAAGATGTTGTCATTACCTGTGTCAGTGATATCAAAGATAACAAAGCTATAAGATGACAATGGGTTACCATCAATGATTGGGTTTTCAATGTCATTTGTATGCAAGTTATCAAAAGCAGGGTTCAAGACAAACTTAACATTTGCCAAGAATGGGATCACATAGCTAGTGAATGCAAATCCGTAGTTCAGATCCATTCCTTTACCAGTGATTGCTCCAATACCATTGTTGTCTGCAGCCTGGATAACCAAACCTGAGTTAACTGCTTCACGCTTAATAGCTTCATTAACCATGCGCATACCACCCATACCAGTTTGTACAATAAGCTGACGCTTAGGATCTGGACCTTGGAACTCAACGCGACCTGCATAGAAGTTGTAAAGCTCACCACGGAATAATTCCAAAGAGAAGTTATTCTTGTTGTAAACACGCTTGAAGGAGTTATCCAACTGCTTCCACAAACCTACAGAAAGACGCATATCATCTGGACCATCTTGCTTAATGCGACCACCATGACCCCACATCAAGTAAGTTTCAATGTCAGTAGCAATTTTAGTCAAGTGTGCAGATTCCATAGTAGTCAAGAATGTGCGAGTCAATGTACCATTAGATACTGCTTTCTTCACATAATCTTTACCCATTACAGATACCATGTCTTCAATCTTAGTGATTGATGGATCCATTTGCTTGTCAAAGTTTCTCCAGATCTCAGTTACAGGTACAGTGCCATCAGCATTTAATCCACCCTTAACCATAAGGTCAGCGCGAGAAGATACTGAATAGTGTACATGTGCTTCAGCTCCACCTACGAAGTTGTAGAACTCACGGAAACCAGAGCGGGTCATGATGTCAGAGAATCTCTCACCATACTCACCACGCGCAGAACCTTTTCTGAAGATCTTAGTACCATTTGACAAATACTTGTTATCTAAGAACTTGTAGTTGTCATTGTTTACTAATTGTACAGTGTAGATGAAACCATCTCCCATAGGAAGAATGTCATCAGCAGTGATGTACATTTCACAACCATTGTACTTGTCATAAGTGATGATATCACCATGTCCAAACTCTCTACGGTTGATTTTGATTTTGAAGGTAGTACCATCAATACCTTTGTTCTGGTTGTTTGGTTCAATATCCTCAATGATATAAGGAAGATCCTGAGATACAGGAGTCTGCCACTTATACTCACCACGAGCATTGTCTACCATGATGATGTTCTTACCACCAAAGCTAGAAAGCTGGTAAAGAGGCATTTCTACTTTCTGAGCCATAGCCCAGATATCTACTGGACCTAAGTCCATAGGTTCTGCATTCTTAAGCATGTTTACCAAGTGGTATGAATCCACATGGGAACTTGCTTGATAATTGGTATCGCGCAGGAAAATACCATTATTTAAAACTGGAGTTGCCATTTGATTTGATTTAGGTTAATTATTGATTGTTAATTGTTAATTGTTAATTAGCGTTTAAAAAAACTATTCTGTGCTCTCTGAAGCTTTTGAGGTGATGTTCTTCTTGGTTCATCATTATCATCTGCTACAGAGGATACATTCTTACTTGCTTGCTCAGTTTTGAGTTGTCTTACTGTTTTAGCTACTGTGTCTTTAACAGCTACTTCTCTAACTTTAGCTTTGTACCCATCAGGATCTGCAAGAAGCCAAAGTGCTTCTGCAATTAGATCATGTCTAGGTTCTACATATTGATATTTCTCAAGAAGGTGCCCCAACATATTAGTAGGTCTTCCACTTACTGAAGGATAGTTAGGTTGAACAAGACCAGTATAAAGCATGCTTTGTACTTTCTTATCCACCTTGAGTCCATTAAGCTCTCCTGGAGATAATACATTGTATACATTCTCCATATAAGCTTGAGCCTGAGCATGTTGTTGGTGACGCAGCTTTTCTTGCTGAGCCAATCTCTGTTGAACTACCTGCTCTTGCATAGCATCCAACTTTGGCTTAAACTTATTAGCTTTTGACTCTAGATCTCCTCTATCTTTCCAAGCTTCAATCTCTTCCTCAATTTCTTCAGTTGTACCAAAGTTTGTTGCTTGCAGGTAAGATCTTACAATAGTCTCTTGTCCATCTTCAGTAGAAGGATCTAATGATCTTACTTCTTCTACTTGAGCCAGAACTTTAAACAGACCTCTAAGATCTTGTCCTCCATCAGCTACATACTTAGCAGCATACTGAAGTTCTTCAGGAAGAGCTTCAAAGAACTCCACTGGGGTTTGTTCTCTAAGCTTGCGCTCCTTCTCTTGCATGTTAGCTTCAAACAACTCTTCAAAATCTTGAGCTGAATACTTTTCAATAGGCTTATCATCATCAAAAGGAATAAGTTGTCCTTTTTCAATAAGCTTCTTTGCAAGCTCAATCATTGCATCTTTAGACATTTTAGGTCTTCCAGTAGACTTAGAATCTTCATCCTCAGTCTCCTCCATACCCATGTCCTCTTTTACAATCTCATCAAGAGCTTTAGAAACTACAGCAGGAGGTGGAGTTGTGCCTTCTTCTGGAATATCTTCATCTTTGTCAAGGAACGAGGTATCTACAGTTGGTTGTGCAAATACACTTGGTTTCTTCTCTTCTGCTGCAGGTAACATTACATTCTCTGCACCAGGTGAACCTAGAAGATTATCTAGATCCATTTCTACCTCTTGTACAGTGGTAGATGCTGTGTTGGTTTTGGTATCAGACATATTGCTGGTTTTGGTTTATTCTCTAATACTTATTTATAATATAAGCAAATTTATGTAAATAAACATTTTAAGTTTAGGTAGCTAAAACAAATTTTCCACTAGATAGCTAAGTTTACTTTTTCTTGTTCTTATTTTCTCTAGACTTTGGTTGATCATACTTGTTTTTGTTCTCTTTAGCTATCTGTAACTCAGTATTCTTCATATCTCTCTGAGCCTGAATCTTTTCTCTTTCAATAGCAAGTTTTTCTCTAGCATTCATTTCTTTGTTAGATTGAACCTGCTGTTTTAGACCCATAGTTTGTTGGAACTCATCAGATTTGCGGATAATATCCATTTGATCTGCATAATCAGATTGTAGATTCTGGTTAATGTCTTGCATAGAACCATAACCTGCAGCTTTAATCTGAGCTTCAAGAAGTTTAACTCTGCGGTCTTTTTCTTTCTCCATAGACTCATGATCAAGCTCAAGCTGCTTCTCTTTTGCTTGTTGTTCAAGTTGAGCTTGTTGCATTTGCTGCTCATGCTGCATTTGCTCTTGTCTTTGTTGATTCGCTTTATCTTCAATCTTCTTAAGACTATGAGTAAGCTCAGCCATAGATTCTGCAGTCATGATATTACCCAGGTCATAGATACTTGCACCTGATGTATTATTAGAAAGAGCCAATTGCTTCATTTGTTCTACCATAGCTCTGTGATTAGCTTTAGTAGTGCAGAATACATTGATGTCTCTGAGCAATAGATCTGTACCATTAATCTCAAAGTTTACCTTCTCATCAAGAGTAGTCATGTACTGAAGTCTCAAAGAAGGTTTCTTAGAGTGATAATACTGAGCAAGATCAGTTCTCATTTGGTGAACTCTAGGCATCAAATAATCAGAGTGTTGTACAAAGTACATCTCTGTTTGTGCATAAGATCCTGCCACAGCTTGCTCTACTCCAGTAGCTGTATTAGTTTGACCAATCTGCTGACCAAGTCTTTGTGGTGTAATACCTATTACTTCAAAGCATTGCTGCTTAAAGTAATTAGCCAAGTTAATCCTAGACATCATACGCTGAGTCTGTTCTAGGTTCATAACCTGGAAATGTTGGAAAGCAAGTGGGTTTTCTGTATTGGTAATACTTGTATCCAGAGGTAACATCTGGAAATTCTTCATAGCTACATAAGCCTTAGCAAGATTGTTCTTACCCCAATCTTCACCCAGAGAATGTCGGGGTAGCGCATTTTGATCCAACAAAATTACGGTCCCCAACTCATCTACTAGGATGTCAGCAATTTGATTGTTGACAATATTATAGCCAATCTGGAAAGGTTTCATAAGATCTACCATTGCTGTAGATCTTGTATTTCTATCTGAGAACACTGAACCCTCTACTGGAAGTTTGCATCCATAGAGTGTATTATCTCCTTTAAACTGGAATCTAAGCTTACCAATGCGGTTTTGATCTATTCCAAGATACATAGGATTGATACCTCCTGGGTTATTCATACCCCAGAAGGATGGGTGGTTAGGACCAATTTTTACACCTCCCCAAACTTCATTGATCCAGATCCACTCGATATGCTCTCCAAAAATAAGATTGTCTTTAGTCTTATTTTTAAATAATGCTGTGTTGTAAATAGGTTTGTCAGTAATCTTGTAGTCTTCATCAATGATATCTACAATTACTTCACCTGACTCTGTAATCTTTGTAAGGTGACCTACTTTGCGTTGTGATTTCCAATAAGCTGTAGTTGTTCTGAGCATGAAAGCCATACCCATGTCTTTATAATCTTCAGACTCACCCATTACCCAGTTTACAATATCTCCACCATTATAGATGAAGTTATCATACATGGATACAAATTGTCTGTATTGTAAAGAAGGCATGTTAGTATTCCAATCATGACCCTTAGTAGCATCATAGTAACTACCATCATTTTGGTATCCCTGTAGAGGATAACCTGCAGATCTTACTGGATAAATAGCTTCAAGAGATTCAAGCTGTTCTTGAGTCATAAGATAACCATACTTATCTATAACATCAGCCACAGTCATCATCTCAATTTTTCCTACCCAGTTACCCTGAGAAATATATCTTACTTCAGGTGATTTGTGGTAGAAAGTCATTACAGGATTCCAGAGTTCAATATCATAGTCATCATCCATCATGCGGAAGTGCCAGAACTCTCTATCTGTAATTAACATATCTCTGAAAGCTCTCTCCTCAAGCTCATCCATTTTGAAGCGCTCTTCATCTACTTTGAACTGGTGTTGAGCCCATTGCTCACCCATAGATCTGTAGTTTTTAGTAAAGAAATCTTCAATTTCTGGAAGAGTTTTAAGATTTTCAGGAGCAAGCTGCTGTTGTAATTTTTCTTGAATCTCAGGATCATTGGGATCAACTCCCATCTCAATCATATTAGTAATGAGCTTTTGCTCAGCTTGAGAAAGAAGAACCTGCTCTACAGCTTGTCTTTTTTGTTCCATGAGTTCATTATATGTGAACTCATCTACAGCTTTAAAGGTAACTTTTGTATTGCGCTTTGCAAACTCAGATACCATTACATTAATAACATTTGGAATAATTGGGTAGAACTTAAGTTCTAATGCGCTGAAATCTTCTTGGGTTAATGTTTCAAGAAGATCTCTATTCTCATTATCCTCAGAAACAAGGTAATCTGTTTTATCTATAATACCTTTAGCTAGCTTATAGTTCTTCATAAGTCTTCTAGCATTTCTTCTGATTTGCTTAAGACCTTGCCATTCTAGCCAATCTAAATTCCAAGCAGTCCAATCTTCATCTTTTTCTTTTCTTGGTAGAAATTGTATAGGTTGAGTGATTGAGCCCATGCGGTTATATTCCGCCTTAGCTCCACTCTTTAACTGCATTGCATTTAAAACCTTCATGTTATCTCATGTTTTTAAATGGAGATTTAGGAAAGCTCATACCAGGAACTTTCCTCATCTTTCCCATGTGCCTAAAAGGGCTTGTATTTAATTTATATAAATTATCAGACTTTTGCAAGTTATTAGTGTTTACCTGGTCTACTCTTTTCTTGTATCCTCTATTAGCCTGCTGAACTTTAGCAAAGGCAATAAGCGCTGCTAAAGATACTAATCTATCCACGTTTACATCATCATCATATGCTTCCATTTCTGTAAAAGCCATAGGATCTGGTATTCTTTCTACCCCATAAGTAGTCTTTACTATGGTACCATCATCCTTAGTTTCATGAGTTAGTTCTTCTTTTAAGAACTCAATCAGGTAGCTAAGCATGTGACTTTTGAAGAGAGTACCTGTGTTTTTCCACCCATACTCCTGGAACACGTTAGTATTACTACCCAGATCCTTAAGGAATAGAATTTGATTTTTAGGTACTAAATACTTCTGTTTCTTCCTTTGTATCATGTAGTTAATAAAGTGGGATATGTTATTTTCCACAATGGTCCATGCATTATACCACTCTATTATAAGTTCTAGTCTTTCATGGGTTTTGTTAATATCATCAAATCTACCACACCATGCAGCTACTATTCTATCATTTTCTATATGATTAGTAGTCTCATGTTTATCTACTCTGGTTACCTCTACTGGGTTTTTATAGACATAGATAGAACAGAGTGATTCTGAAGTAGTTGTTTTACCCTCACCAACGGGGTCAATAGATGCATAATAGGTACCCCATTCTGAGTTAGCTTGTGGTCTTTCCCATACTACTAATACTCCTGTTTTATCTTCAGTGTTCTTAGTTATAGGGAATTCTAAGATAGGTAGCTTGTTTGTAAGCTTAGGTTCTATCTTACCAGTAGCATCCCTCTCCAGATTTATAAACTCATAAGGATATTCTTTTTCATCAATCCTTCTTTTTTGAGCTGCAACTAGACTCATAGGGAATTTAGATACTTTTCTAAAGGCAAATGCTTCAGCTATATTCTTAGGATGCTGGGATATTCTAAGCTGATATTGCTCAGGTGTAAGATCTTTTTTCCACTTAAGTCTTTGATTATCAATAGCTTCTACTGATTCTTTTACTAGAGAATTACCATACTGATCTATAAATGGAGGCATAGACCATTGCTCAGGTATAAATAAACCTGTCTTACCTATAGTACCTTTGTCATCTAATAGATCAGATTCTACTGAGTAAATACTATTAGACTCTGGGTAGAGTATCATTTGCTTTAGAGGTTGACACTGATCTAAGTCACCCACAGATCCTGCAGCAACAAATAAACCTGTAGTAAGCATACCTGATTGCATAGCAGGAAACAAGAATTCCACTGTTACATCCATCTTAGGTGCAATACCAGCTTCCTCATGAAAGAAGAAAGTACATGGTCCACCTACACCAGATGTAGGATCTTTCTCAAAAGTAACTCCTTGAAGCACACCTTTTAGACCAGTCATACTTTTTCTACCACCTATAACTTGCTCAATCTGCTGTTGCCACAAAAGAACCTTATTAGGATTCATAGGTCTATACCAAGCAGTATGCAAATCCAGGAAAGACTTGTACTCATTTAGAAATTTCCAAGATCCTTTTTCATTGATATAATCTTTAAGGCTTGCACCCATCTTTACAATAGGTGTTTCTTCAAACCATATAAGATTTATCATCTTAGCACAGTGGAAATAAGAAGATGCTATTTGTCGCTTTTTGAGGATAGCTGCATGTTGATAGTTGAGTTCTGCAAGGAGCTCGTATAATGCCATGTGGTATTGTGCATCCCTGACACTTGGAAAGTCAAACTTTCTTTTTTCTTTGTCATTGATTGGTAAGAAATTGAGCCACATGTAGTATTCTCTGGGAAGGTACCATGTGAGTTTACCATCTGTAAAGATTGCTCCATATCTGCATTTTTCTTTTTCTGCATCCCAATATTTTCTATAATCCTTGCTACCCATAGGTCCAGAGAAATAGTAACCCTGATTCCTAAATTTTTGAGCTTCTTCATTAAAGTATAGAGAAACTTCATTAAAATCATATTTTCCAGGTTCTTTAAATACAGAAAGTACAAAGTCTTTGTACTCATCACGAGTAGCAAATTCAGTGTATTCCCAAACACCTTTATTCCAAGTAGGTATTTTAATGTAACTACTCATTGATTATTTTTTTCATCTTAGCTAACTTACCTTCCCCTTTATTGATTATGTCTACAAGGGTAGAATGTTTACTAGATTGAATCAAAGTTTTACAATTTAATCCATTAAAGTAAGGTACCAGATCTTGTCTTTCAAAAGCTGACCAAATTTTTGAATAGGGGTTATAGTGAAATAACCAGTCATTAAAGAATTCTTTTTCCATGATTTTACATTTGATCATATGCAAGACCTGCTCCACCTCGCACATGTGATTGTTGTTCTTCTTTTAAATCTTTATATGCTCCTTTAAAGGAAGCTCTTATACCATCAAAGTTCTTAGCTGCAGCTACTAAAGAGTTGATGTTTCCATCTCTACCATGTGTAATAGGTGTATTTTCCATATAGACAGCTAATCTATCTAACATAGATTTAAGACCTTTATATGCTCTAGATGTAGGAGTTTCATACATCTTCTCACATTTTTTAAGAGCTATCTGTACAAGATCCTCATCAGTAGAGAAGTCTGCTTCAATATCTTCTAGAATAACTTCTTCTTTCTCTACCTCACTCATATGAAAGTAAGGATTCATATCTGGATTAGGACATGTCATGTAGAAGAGATACTTGTAGATCTTTATGTAGTTATCAGGAAATTCATCCATGATATCTTTTAAAAACTTCAAAGCATAGCAGTGCTCTGTAGGTTTAACCTCCCCATTCTCTATGTCGAATAATCTTGTTGTCATCTTTAATCTCTTTAATTATTTTTTTACCTGACTCACATTTAGGTGAAGCTTTCTTTTTTACTTTCTTATTCCAAAAACTTTTTTGTTGGTATTGATCATTACTCATTTTTTAATTGTGTCTTTATTGTCTTTTAACCAGTTAATCATTGCAATTACCTCAGATTTAAGATAAGGTAACTCATAAGGTACAACTTCTTTTACAATAGGGTTGCCATCATTATCTCTTTTAGCTACTGGATTACCATACTTATCTTTGCTTTCTTCTTCAAAAATAATATGGTGAAGAGTAAGTTTACCAGGTTTAAACTGAGGATTATGCTTTAGTATAATATACATATAAGTACTCAGTTGTAAAGCATAGTGGTAGAAATTGCAATCATCTAAGTGTGAACAAGGGCCACTCATTTTTTGAGATAGCCCTTCCCAGTTCTTGTAAGATTCTGTCTTAATTTCTTTGTTGGTTTTGTAATCAATGATATTGACAGTATTCTTTACTATTTCTACAAGATCTGATTGTCCACATAAACCTGCTGATTTAAGATATACCAAGTGTTCTGGATATATCCCTTCAGTAAGTTTTTGATCTGGTGCATGCTTTACACCATCTTGAATAATTGGTTTTATAATAGGAATTGCAATACCTTGTCTCTCAATAGTATCTATACCAGTAATATCTGTTTCTCTCTGGTTATGATACCATGTACCCAAATCAGTTGCTCTCTTAGCCTCAGCATTCCATATTTCCTGAATCTCTTCAGGTGGAATACCATACCATTTTGATCTCTTATTTTTAGATGATTTCTCTGCTATTTTTTTAGCATCAAACTTATCTTTAAACAAGCTTACAAAGCTGGTTACGCTAATCCAATTTATTTGTTCATTTGGATCTTTGCTGGTGTAGGAGTGGGTCTCTGATTTGAATATGAGTGTCATTTGAGTTGGTATTAGATTCCTAATTCTAAGTTGAGCTTATCTTCATCATCCTCATCCATATATGCTTCCCATTTAGGTCCTTTAGGATGAGGACACTCTGATGAAAGAGATCTGGTTTTAAATTCTAAACTACATCCACATTCTCCACAACAAGGCTTAGTACCAGATACCAAACACTTATCACCTTTAAGATCAATAAGATCGCACTTATCACAGATAGCTTGTCTTTCTGCAGCTATAAGTTCAACATGTTCTTTTTTAAAGATGCTATTCTTAATCCCCTCCAGAATCAGGGCTTTGTCTTTCCAGATTTTTTTGATATTCATCTTTTTTGGTTTTTGAGCTTTCTTTTTTAATGTATTGAATATCTAACATCAACTGCATGTTTACTAGTCTGTCAAGTCTGCTCTCTATTACTTTCATTCTCTGAAAGCCACCAAACTTCTTAGGGTTTACATACTTTTTTAGATTGACATGTTCTTCTGTAAACTCCTTAAGCTTGATAGGTCTTATTGACATTTCTCCTAATCCATGCAGTGTTATAGTTGGAAATTCTAATCCTGTTAAAGCTTTTCTTATTCTACTCCAGTAGAATGAGGTTATGTCTTTTACAAGATCAGAAGTGACATCCAACTCTTTAGCTGTGATATCTACTATTGCTTTAGACTTTTTCGGGTTCAACGTACACTATTTTATAATCAAGAACTATGTTACCTGTTGTCTGAACTTTTAGAGAATCTGAAAGGAATATCTTCTTTCTATTCTTACCCTCCTTAGTTATAAGTCCCATTTTTTCAAGTTTAGTCAAACAGTTTCTTACTGTTTGTGGATTCTTGAATATGTGAGACTTATAAACTAAAGCAGGTTCTTTATCTCTTTGGTCTTCTGCACAAGAAGCATTGCAAAACTCTGCAAGCTCAGCTTCCTTGTTTATTCCTAGAAGAGTCAAACAGTTTAATTCAGAATCAGACAAAGCCAAACCTTGAATATAGCAGTGTGAAACAAGCTGGAACTTTATAATATTCCAGTTGTCCATTGTTACCCGCTTTGTTACAAGATTTACTTTAGCCATGATTATGCTTGTGTTTTAAGCTTTCTTTCTTTTTTAAATTCAGCAAGTTCTTCTTGAGATTGCTTTGCTTCAGGATCAGCTTGTGGTCCAGCCATGATTTGTGCAATACGCATAGAAGCTACAAGTCTTCTAAGTCTAGCTTCTTCTAGATCAGCAGCAAGTCCTTCTGCTTCAAGCTGTAACTTAAGCATAGGAATCTGATCATTGTAGTACTCAGTCATGTTAGCTTTAAGAGCTGCAATCTGTTCAGGACTAAGTTCCTGTTCTTGATTTTCAATTGTTTCTTTTGACATGTTTATTGGTTTTTAGGTTAAACATTTAGCAAATATAATATGAAATGTTTAAATATCAAATAGTTATAAATAAAGAAACCTAGTCTTACGGGACTAGGTCTCTGATGGAGTAACTGGGAAGGGAAGTTACTCAGATTCTTTTTCTTCTTCTGTATTTAAGGTAAGCTCATATACTCCGCTGTCTATCAAGTAGTTATAATATTTAAACCACTCCATAATCACCTTTTTAAATCTGTTATAGCTTAAAGCTACTTTAAAGTTAGTGTCATCTGATAGTCTTATTACAGTTATAGACTTGCTCTCACCATTAGTAAGTCTAAGAGTGCTTTCCCAGAAATACATAATCTCAATCTGATCATAATCCAAAAATAAAGTAGATTTCTCCACTAAAGCTGCAGATTCATCCTCTATATAAACATCAAGTTCCAAGAAGGGCCAAGTCTCAGGTTTCTTTATTTCTGGATTCATGATTCTAAATTTATAGGATTCTGCCATTATGTATTTCCTTATTATGAACACTTATATTACCCTGAGAGTTTACATAAGCTATGGCAAATCCATGCATCCAATCATTATTAGGAAGATAGTCTGCTCTTAATCCACAAAGACAACCTACTGTATAATAAGAACTAATATTACCAGAAAGCTGATGTTTAGCATGCTTTTTATCAGGTCTGTGTTTATCCCCAGTAAGTGTGCTCTCATGTGTTTTTAAAGATACAGCATGTGCTGGAGAAACTCTGGAATTTCCTGATATTTCATTACCATGAATTATCCATAGATTACCATATTTAATTGGTTGAATATTAGGAATCCATGTAATACCATGTTCACCTAATCTTAGTTTAGATGGTATTGTGTATTCTTCATCATCCCAAATCTCAATAGCTCTGGATCTAAGCCACACAGGCCAGCGCTTTTCATGATTACCCTCTTTAAAATAGATAGGTATTTCAGGGAAAGCTCTTTTAATTGCTTCTATAAACTGAAGGCCCAGTTCAAACTCCTTTTTAATTCTGGCTCTCCCTGGGTCTTTAAAGTGTCTTGATACTTGGTGCATATCTAATATATCACCATTTAAAAGCAACCCATCTATATTCTCATTTTGCAAATCGCGAATTGCAACTGTAAGTGCATCTATGTCATGCTCAGGAATGTGTATGTCTGATAAAATACCAAGCTTTGTTATAGATGTAGGGATAACAAAAGGTTCTGTTGGAGAATAATCTGATTGTGGTAATTCAAAAGGATTTATTGCTTTACAATCATTACCATATTTAAGAGTAGTAAGTTTTTTTTCTTTATTTAACGTAGCTCTACTTTTATTACCATTAGCTCCAGTATAATATCTTAAGCTTTTATAAGCATTATCTAACTTTCCAAAAACCAATTTATTTTCACTAAAGATTTTTCTAGCTAAAGCTTTTTTTGGTGAATTTGGAAATTTGGTAATATACCTCTTGATTATAGAATAATATTTAGCATTATTTGCAGCCATGATTAAAACTCTTTAAGCAGAGTGTAAGTAAAGGCTTTTTTCTTACTAGCCTTAGCTTCATCAAGAAGAGTCTTGAAATCTGCAGGGTTATTTAATACCTGACATCCAGCAGACCATTTATCAATAAGTCTACTAATAGCCTTTTCATTTGCTCTGTGAATATTGATACCAAATAAGCCAGTATCTGTAACTGCTGTTTCTTCAGCAATATCATCAAGATCTTTATCTCTAAATACTGTTACAGGTTTCACCTGCTTAAAAGCTTCATACTTACCCTGGTGTAAACCTATCTCCCAAGTATCAATATACTGACCTGGTTTGAGAAGTGCTGTACCTTTTGGGTTCATAATATTTTTAAGCCAGTGAGTCCCTGGATTTGTAGTACCTGTAAACCAAGAAATTTTTCCATTAGCTACTAATCCAATAAGATCATCAAACTCATTGGGCTTGTTAGCTGCAGATCTAATACCTACAATCATAAAGTCAAACCACTGGTATCCCAGTCTTTTGAACTCAAACTGCAGTTCACCTATTGTATACTTTTTCATACTGTAAGTTTTTAAGAAGCTTGTTCTGTCTCAGTTTCAGCTTCTGTGTTAGTTGACTGATGTTTCTTATTTGTATACTTATCAACAGACCCTATTGCAAAGGATCCGAGTACAAGTATAAGAAAAGAATTGAATATGAACTCATTAACTATAAGTGAAGTTCCCATGAAGCCTGTGATAATATCTGCTATTGCAAACAAAATCATCATTACAAAAGCCATGAATCCCACTACTGACTTCTCATTTATAGAGTTGCTATCACAGAACAACTGATTAAAAAACTTTTTCATTTCTTTAGAATTTAAGATTAACTAAACTATCTATTTCAGAGCGCTTTACTGGAATACCTGGAGATTCAGGGTCTTCTTTTGAGGGGTAAAACAGCGCCTTATTATTTAAAACCTCAAGTAAACTGGCTTTATATTCTTGTTTGGTTGGACCATTATCTAATTGAAATATAAGTAACTCAAATACATAATCAGGTGTTGCCCAACCATACTTTGTTTCAATCTTATCCTGAACCACAACTTGTACTGGTTTTTCTTCTGTTGCTTCTACAAGGCTATCTGCCATCATAGTTACCTCTTCAACTTTTTCTACTAACTGTTTATTTTGAGTAACAAGCTCTGTATTTTCAGTTTTTAGTTGAGTGTTTTCAGATTTAAGCTGAGTATTTTGCTGAGCCAGGGTAACATTTTTATCTACTACTGTAACATGTTTATCTCCAGCAGAAAAAATTCCAAAGAGCACAAGTGCTACAACAGCCAATAAAAGTACTGGTAATAAAGATTTTTTCATTTTATTTGCTTTTTACAATAAGCAAAAACTGCTTTATTTGCTTTTTCTAGTAAGCAAAAGTTCCTTAAAGCTTTCTACAGTTCTTGTATTATTTTCAATAATACTGCGCAACTGATTCTGATCATTTTTTATGTACTCTTTAAGCTCCTTTTCAAGCTCATCTACACGTGCTTTTAATCTATCTTCAGAAGCAATCTGTCTTTTAAGCATAAACCAAAGAACAGCTCCTAAACCTAGTACTACTACACCCAGTGCGCCATACTGAGTAAGTGTTTCAAATACACCAAGGCTTGGTACACCTGATGCATCTGCAGATAAAAGTATAGTACTCATTTTATATTTTTATTTAAAAGTGATTAGACATCCAATCCCAAAAAGTCTTAAGTCCCCCACCTATTGCTAAAGCAAAGCCTCCACCAATCCACTTGACTTTTTTATCAACTTCAACATATCTCTCTACTTTCTTAAGTCTAGGGACTATACCTTTGTCTTTATCATAAGCATCTCCTACAAGAGCTTTATGAATATCATCTATTTTATCAGTTAAGCAGGATATCTTTTTTTCAATATCCTCAAGTTTAGATACATTCTCCATGACACAAACAAACAAACAAATTAAACCTATTAAAGAGTAGCTAGTGTAAGAAAAGCATACCAAGTAGTACCATCATATACTACGCTTTTAGATACTAAAAACTTAGTAGTACTATTAGATAATACTGTATTAATTGCTGTTTCTAAAAGGCCTGCGCTTGCAGCACTAACTTGTGTTTCTCTAAGAAACAAGTTTTGGCTCATTCCTAAAAGTTGGAGAGCTTGAAGCTGGTAAGGAAAGTTATTTCCTTTATTACCATAGTCTTTTAAATTACCTACTGACATATCTTTATTATTTTAATATTATCTACTTACTTCTTCCCAGTCAACAGAAGCATACATACCTAGGGTTCCTCCTATAGTATCTATAGCTGCTTCTACTATTAGTTCAAAAGCTACACCTGTTAAACCATTTCTTTCTAGCTGGTTAGCAAAAAGTGCTTCCTTAAGTATGTTTATACTAGGTGATGCTTGGTTAGAAGAGTTTATATAACCCAGAGCAAGTACTCTACCACCTGTTACAGAAGTTCCTGTAATATTGTATTCTACTGCAGAATCTACACCTGCAGGTACCCATGCTCCACCAGTTATAGTAGCACCTTGTACTACTCTCCAAGCATAGTTTTTACCATTACCTAATCCTAATATAGATATTGCTGTAGCTATAACTATAGCATCTAGAGCTGTGGCAGTAAGCTTTAATCCTATAATAGGATAATAGGTACCTGCTACAGCAAAAGTTCTAGGGGTAGTAATAGGGGTACCTACAGCTTGTTGCGCTCCTCTAAGCTCATAACCTCCTTCAGAGATAACAGTAGAGCATACTTGTTTTAATGTGCTAGTGCTAGCTGTAACTCCTGTATTGGTAATCTCATATCTTAATGGTAGAGAAGCTGTGGTTATATAAGTAGAGGTAATAAGATTAGCGTGGTTAAATCTATGACAGATTATAAATACTCCATCTATAATAAAGCCTACTCTTACAGTTCCTTCACCTAACCACTCAATATCCATAAATAGGATTTGAGCTTTAGTAATATCTAATGTTACTCTAGAAGGACCTGTACCATCTAACTTATCAGCATTCCAAGAAGATTGAGGTACTACGGTTTCAGTAACTAATCCAGTAACCAAACTTCTCTCTACAAAACTTACTGTGTTATTATCAAGTTGTATATAAATACCATTATCATCACCAAAGTATCCTACTCTTTGTCTAAGATTAGTTTGAGCAGGAGCCATCACAAAGGTGTTAAGCACAAGCAAAGACTTACCTGGTTGATAAGGAAATACTTTATAAGTCTCACGAATTACTTCTGATCCATTAGTAGTATTTACATTAAGATTTACCAGTCCTTCATTAGCACTAAAAACTGCAGTACCACCACTAGCAGTAGCTGTAGCCCATAATCCATTATCACGGTATCTATGAGAAGAATCAAATAAAGTAAGTGGACTAGATACTCTTTGTCTACCAAAGGCATCTGTAGACATAGGTCCTCCAGTAGATGCTACAAGATCATCAATTCCTTGATTGATCTCACCTAGCAACTGTAGATTTCTAAGTTGGTAGGGGAAATTATTCCCCTTATTACCATAATCTTTTAGGTTACCTATGCTCATATATAAACTTATTTTTTACCTCTAGCTTTCATGATTGCAGCATAAGCCTCTGCTCCTTTTTCTATACCAAATTTTGCAATAAGAGCATCTAAAAGTGTTTGATCAACTACTTGTGGCATGACTATATGTTTTAAAGGTTAGGAATAAAATGTAATTTCAATAGTATTTTGAACATTGTTTCCAAGAATCCCATTAGCAGCTACAGAAAGATCTGTAGTAATAATAAAGATTACATTGAAAAAGAAAGGTACAGCAAGGATGCTAAACCCATCTGGACCAGCTACATCATCAACATAAGTATTATTGCTAATAGCAACTTGTACTTTTTGACCAGTAGGACCAGTAAAAATATTTTCACTTGCTGTTACAGAATATACTCCTGGTGAAACATACTCATATTCAAAATACAAGCCTGTATCATTAAACAATTCTGTAACTACAGGTGCAGAAGTACCAGTCTGATAAAGATCAGCCACATATTTTTTTACAATTGGTGTAGATCCTTTCTGCCAATTATATTGTTTAGGAAGGTTAAATTCATTCATGACAAACAGATTTATAGGTTAGTAATAATATACTAAATATAATCTAAATTAGGAAATTATCCTAAGCTTTTGCATTTCTTCTGGAAAATGCTTATCTAAAATGTCACTTTCTACCTTTGTTAAACTTGGCTTTAACTTATCATAACTAGTAATATTACACCCCTCCGACTTAATATCTACTATGATACCCCCCGTGTCTTTAAAGGTTACTACTTTTTCTTTTATTCCTAGGACCTTTAAATTTCTTGTACAAAGGCTATCTAATCCTTTATCAATCTTGAATATGTTCCAGGGTTTGTACCCACATCTAGTCATAATATATCTTGAGAAGCATCTACCTGCACCCATAGTCTTAATAAAACTTTTTGTTAAGTAGTTTTCTAGAAAATAGGTTTCTTCTTTGTCTAGCCAGTGGAAGTATAACTGATCAAAGCCTAGGTAATAATTGGCATTCTCATTATAGTTGTAGGAGTAATATTCTAGTATTTGTTTACTAACTAGGTCATCACTACCTACAATAACAAGCATGTCATATTGATACTTACTAGATGCTTCAATTAAGTGGTTCCACTTTTGAGATAGGGGAGAGTTAGGATATTCTACATAATCCCAACCGCTTTCTTCACATAGTTTTTTAGAAACTAATCCTTCACTTCCAACAGCTAATAGACTGATACTCAGACCACTATCCTGTTTAAGTTTGTTATAATATTCAAGAACTACTTTTGTAAGCTCTGGTCTACCATAGACTGCTGTAACAATAAGTAGTTTTTTCATTTATAAACTTAATATTCTTTTGATCTCAGCTATCTCTTCTGGGGTAGCATTAGCAAAAAAATCAAGGACACGAGTTGTGTTCTGTACTGATGTATTAGGATCTTCATACACCATGTATTCATCTATGAGATTACCTAAATCATCTGTTTCAGTGCATATCCAAGAATCTCTTCCATCGCCTTGTAATTTGTATTTATAGCTCTTCATCACTATGCTCGTTTGAAGGTTAATAAAACACGATAAATTGCCCCTACTGGATTAGTCACCCAAACTGGATTAGTTATCCTCAAAGTAAAAAAGTCAGAAGCACCTATTGCAATGTTGAGTCCAGTAACTGTTGCATTTGTAACAACTGTTGCACTTCCTCCATTTGCAGCGGTTGTGCCTATGGTAGTTGTTGTGTTTTGAGTTGTGTTTCTTAGTGCAAATGTAACAAGCTCACCAGTTCCCGCTGTTCCATACAAGCACAAGAATGTAAAATATACATCATCCTTTACACTAGGTTGAAGATCTGCATAATACTGAGCAATAGTCCTATTTGTCCAAGCTCCTGCTTTTCTTTGAATAATATCATCATTAGCAGGAGTTAACCCTGCTATAGTTGTAAGGTCTGAGTCTAGTGGTTGATAGTTAAGAGCTGCGTTAGCTACAGTAAGATAGGTAGCTGATATATCAGGAATATCTCCTGACACAAGAGCTCTAAATGTAGGAGTTGCTGCACCACCAGATGTAGGACCTGAAAGTACTGTGTTAGCAGATTGAGCATTCCAAGATCCTGTTAGTGTACCTGCTCCTGTTACAGGAGATCCAGAAATAGCGAACTCTGTAGGAAGAGCTAAGCCTACACTAGTAACTGTGCCACCACTAGAAGGTGAGCTATTAGTAATAGTGAAGTTAGGATATGCACCTGTGATACCTATACCTGTTCCCGCGGTAAGAGCTACTACCTGGTCAGGTGACTAGTAACTGTGCCACCACTAGAAGGTGAACTATTAGTAATAGTGAAGTTAGGATATGTACCTGTGATACCTATTCCTGTTCCTGCGGTAAGAGCTACTACCTGGTCAGGTGCTGAATTGGTAACTGTTACATCAGTAGCAGTGCTTGATAAAGATATACCTGTACCCGCAGTCAACCCTTTGTTTGCTAGAGCAGGACCTGTGCCATCATTTACAAGAGTTTCTGTACCCCCAGCAGAAGCTAAAGTAACTCCTGATGTAGGATCTGTATTACTTATTGTGAAGTTTGGATAAGCTCCCGCTACCCCAATACCTGTGCCTGCAGTTAGTACCACAGTCTGATCAGGTGCGGAGTTGGTTATTGTAACTGTACCTGATCCTATAATAGGATTAGTACCAGCTAAAGATATTCCTGTTCCTGCAGTAAATCCAACACTAGTAACAGTACCTACTGACCAAGTTCTATCTGCAGATAAGTCAAAAGTTACACCATTTATAGTGAGGTTCCTAGTAAGAGGTACAAAAGCCCCAGTACTAGGACCTATAAATACTCCCCCCAGGGTAACTCCATCACCTACATAAAATTCCTGGGTATCTGTAGTCCAAGCTATTTCTCCATCCTGGAGAACAACTGTAAGTCTCTGAGCATCAGTACCTCTTCTTATTCTTATTGCCATAGTACAAAGATATTAAAAACTACCTGCATCTATTAGTGTGTTAGAACATGGAGATAAAAAAGTTCCTCCATCTATTAGTGTATCTGAAGTAGGACACACTAATCCTCCACCACCTCCACCAGATCCTTCTATAGATCTATAATACTGAGTATCTAAGTCAGTAGTATTAATTGCTATACCTATTATCTGTATAATAGAAGTACCTGTGGGTAATATATTAGTAACTGCGCCTGGGGTTGTAGGATCTGCATAATAAGTAGCAGTGGGTATTAATCCACTTAACTGATTATTAACAACTCTAAGTTGGTATATCTCAGCAGTTTGACCCGCGGTATAGTTATTAACCACAAACCCAAAGTAAGGATTAAACGCGTCAATAACCTGCTTATCTACTACTAGCTCATTAGCTCCATCATTAAAGAGCACAACAAAATCCCCCGCGGTTAAGTTAGAAAGAGTCCTATACTTAAAAGCAGTAGGAAAATAAGGATACATTGGATAATTAAGCGGATAAGTAGGCATACCTATATAATATACACAAATATAAAGAATATATAAGCAATAGTATGTGTTAGATTGTGAGAAGATAAAAGGGTATAAGAAATATATGGGTAATAGAATATGAGGGGATATAAGAATAGTATATGTATTAGGTTGTGAGGGGTGCAAAACTAATCTGTGTGTTACAATGTGAGGGGTAATAACCAAATCACCCCCACCACTTAGCTAAGGCAAGGGGTACCCCACCTATTCAGAACAGAGTGCTGATATTTACCAGGATAAATCAAAAGCATTCTTTTTGTCAGGGAAAAAGTTATGGGTTATTCATCCCATAGCTTATCTCTAAAACCATAGCTATGTACAGATTTGACTTGTTCAGCATCGAAGCCACTGATGCAAAAGAACTTACAAAGATGCAGACACGCATCAATCAGTGGCTAACTGCGGGTACTATGAAGAAATTCAAGACCTACACAACAAATACACATATTGTGTTTGTTGTTTGCAGACTTAAAGAACAGGGTGAATAACCCTGTTCTTTTTTTTTAATTGGCTTATACCTTATATATAAAGGGATATTTCATCCCACTATTTAATCTTAAAAACCAATACTATGAATCAAGAACTTAAAGATATTATATCTGCAATTGAGATATTAATTGCAGATAAACCCAGTGCTGAGATAGCACTGATAATGCTTGAAGTAAATAAGGTATTTACCTTACAAGCAGAGTTTGCAGATATAAAGATCCGCAAATATAAAAGGGAGTAATCCCCTTTTTTTAAATAAAAAGACTTTTTTCATCCCACTATTTATATTGAGTAGAGTGTGTTATCAAAGCCTTTTCCTTGAGTGGATTATAAGGATAGGATAACACATTCTCTCTTTTTTTAATAAGGGGACTTTTTTCATCCCATTATTTAATGTGTGTAAATCAATTAATCATTTATAAACAATTAAAAACCAACAACTTATGAAAGCTATTAAAGCAACATTCGTGAATGAATTCACACGCACAGGCAAAGAAAATGCTAACGGTAAGCGTCCCCCATTGCTTGATGCAAACGGTGAAGTAATCAAATCTGCGAAGTATATCCTCGAGTTTGATGAAACCAACGCAGAGCACGCGGAAGCATTAGATGCATATCGCGCAGCAAATGCTAAGCGTTGGGATACTTTGGTTGACTCTGAAACAGGTAATGTTTTGTGGTATCCGTGGTCTTTGGTGCGCGAAGGTACATTCAATGTAACCATTAGTTCCAAGGGTAACATTATTCCTGAACCTACTAAGGAAGAAAAACTCTTGACCAAAGCTAAGGGTATCAGCAAAGGTGTATTGCGCCAAGCTGAAAAGGTGCTTGCAGAGAACCTGCTTGCAGAGTTTGGATTAGGTGCTAAGGTGGAAGAATAAACTTCCACCTCTTTATAACCACACATAGGGTAAACCTGTGTGTGGTTTTTCTTTTTTTAGCTGAGCTTAAGATTAAATCCATTACAATGTCCACTCTAAATATCAATATCTGCAAAGAACTTTGTCTCTGATCGGGAATATTTGATACTCAATGTAGGTAAAACACTATAAACTTTGCATATATTGATCTATATCTTTAGTGATTCAGATCAATATAGAGTTATAAAAAGCAAAAGAATTAGTTCAAGTTTTACTTTAAGTGAGATGATCTAACTAATTGAGTATAAGTGAGTTAAAGGATGTGAGAGACCATCTTTCCCCTTTTCTTATTTATTCTAATTTGCTCAAAATTACCCCAAAATAGAGACAGCGCTCCACTATATAGCTATTAACTATTAATTCACTAATCTAAAACTAATAACTATGGAAGTATATGTAGTTTTTGATCACATTCATTTAGGAGGAGAGATCCTTAATAATGTATCTAAGGTATTCTCTTCTCTTAATAAGGCTGAAGAGTATATCTCCACCGCGCCAACTCAAGATGGTATTTATTTTGATATTACCTATTCTATTAGAAAAATAGAAGTAGAATAAGCAATTGAACTATCTAAAACCAATTAAACTATGGAAACAACTCTCTATATTAAAAATCTTAAGCCAGGCCCTGGGATAATTGTTGGTTTAGTAACAAACCGCATATCATTAAGCTAACTGTGGTGGATGCTATTAATGGTCATCCTCAGTATATGCTCTGGTGCTATGCTAATCTTAGGATTAACTGGTCTGTGTATACACATAGACTATTTGATGCGGTTAAACCCGCAGACTTTAAGTTTAATTACTAATAGATATATAAAGTAAAACCTAATGCACTAACCCGCAAGGGTGAGCAGTTGTAATGAACATTGTGCAGTGCTTTTAGTAGCTAAGCTAAATCACTTCATTACAACTGAGTTGCAGAGGGGTGAAGAGAGGGGTAATACCCTCTCTTATTTTATGTATCTAATCTAAATCTAAATAACCTATGAAAACAGATGATCCAACAGATTATGAGTATGTATTAGTTCAATGGCCTGAATCACAAGTTCTTATGGACTATGATTGGTTTGATGAAGAAACAAGTTTAGCAGACTTTTATAAGTTTGGTAACTCTGCATACTTTATACCTCTTAAACGGTGGCTTGAAGTACATAATAATTAACTTATTTAATCTAAATAACCTATGAAAGTAATGCTCTTTATTATCAGTCTCAGTACTCTGGTAGCATGTAGCTCCCAGAAGAAATCAACCAAGCCTAAAACAAGATGTGAAGGTTATCCAATTATCACTTATTAATCAACTCAAAAACCAAATCAACATGTTAGAAAAAGTAGAAATTTTTGCGCTATTAGCTGATTATCACAAACAAGTATCAGCTGAACAAGTAGATCATCTTTTTATTGAAGAGTTCTACAACGAAGCTATAGCTCAAAGAGAAGAAGCTATAGAAAGATCCTATACAGTGGATTTTGACTTCGATGACCTTTAAGAATCTGGGTTTCATAGTACCTGGTTTTAGATGAGTAGATTAAGGGGAGGAGTAATCTTCCCCTTTTCTATTTTACTTATCTATTAGTACATTTGCATAGTCAGGTGGCGGAATGGTAGACGCTATTTAGGTAAAACAGTTCAACACGAGATACGACCTCATTAAAAGTCTGATAATAACTAAATGGAAGAGTGAAGGATAGTATCTCTTATACAGGTTCGAATCCTGTCCTCGACTTGAATATCCAAGTAGCACTTTACTTGTGTGATAGCTGTGATAATGTGGGTTCAACTCCCTCCTTGGATACTATTAACAAAGCATCTCTTGGTGTAACTCAAAATGAATATGAGGCTGCAGTAATGCAGAGGTTAGCATCTCCATATTATGTGGAGAGATGTGGGTTCGAATCCCACAGAGGTGCCTATGATATTAGGTAAGAGATACCTATAGGAAGTTAGCAATCCTTCATAGTTAGACTAGTAAAACTAACAGTGGGGTTGGAACCAGGGTATATCCCGAGCACACTAGATTAAGGATTCCCATGGATAAGCTATGAAGCAGGTAGCCCATGTAACTGCAGCCAAGGTTATGAGGGTAAGACCTTGAGGTACTTTAGCTAATGAAAGAACCTAAAATATTTAGCCACTGTAATCTCAAGTGGTGCACATGATCCTGTAGCTCATAGGGGTTCGATTCCCTTCAGGATCACTAAATCAATTAACAATTTAAAACTAAAGCTATGAAACAAACACTCTATGCAATTCTATTTATTGCAGCTCTCTTTGTGATTGCTGCATCAGTAACAAGTTGTTCAAAGAAAACAACAGTTTATTCTAAATCAATTGATAACTGCCCTACGTGGGTATCTAAAACCAAGTAATATGAAAACAATGGAAAAATTAATTATTGCTATGAGTGTATTAGCAATTATCTCTTTAGGATCATGTGAGACAGAAGAACAGCGTAAGTTAAAAGAAGAGCGTATCAAAGCAGAAAGAGTGCGAGACTCTATTGAGAAAGTTAATAAGGAACTACTACCCTATCTTGATTGTGAAATGAGATTGCTTTTGGCTGGTGCTTCAAAAGAAGAGGCTTGTCAAAAGTGCAAACAGATCAGACCTAAAGGTTTCTACTATGACTCTATCAATAGACTTACAGATACCACTAAAACCAAATAAGCTATGTTCTATACTGCAAGTGAACTAAAAGATTTATTAGTAATGACTCTTCAGAAGTATGAAGAATCAGTGCAAAACCAGCCTATTGATAATGAAACTGTAGTAATTATTAATGAGTGGGTTACAAAACATGGAGATGGAGTGCTTGAAGATTATGATGCTTATCTTACTTATCTAAGTAATGAAGCAGACAGGTACAGTGAATGGGAGCATGGAGATAATGGATACTAGATATGGATACTGTAAGCTATACAGGATCTATATCTAAGAAGGAGTTAATACAATCACTTGAGGGTGCTTTATCCAGGCACCCTCAGTGTGATGTAATAGCCAGAATAATTGTAGAAAATCTGGCTAAGAGTCCTGTAGGTATAGATCAATTGATCAAAAGTTTTTTGGGTATAGAACCCAAAGTTCTCTTTAATGCGGGAGATAAAGTTTGGGTAAATGTAAAGCATCTTCCAAGTTGGAGGATGAACCTAGGGGCTATGAAAGAAAAAGGTATGATCTTTCAGGATTGTGTTGAGTGTACTATATTAGAGATAGATTTGTATACACATTCTCCTCTAAGTATAGAGTATACTATAATAGACTCTGATGGTACAGAGACTACAAGTACCTATACTATAACTCAAGAACAAGCAAATGCCTCAGATAGTGGCGTAATAGATTTTTAAAATGGAAGTAAATAAGAATAAGAAAAGGTACGTATACCTAGACAAGTATGAAGAGTACAAGAAACAAGTAAATGACAGAATGAATTTATTAGGTAAAGTAATATTCTGGTTAGGATTTGTAACAGTTTGTACATTTTTAATGTGTCTTTCGAATATATTTATGTAGTAGATATTTGAATTTATCTATATTTGTACATGTTTGTTTCTCAATATGTTATATCAATTACCAAATGGGAAGGTTGTTCACCTTACCTTAGACCAATATCTGAATCTCACTGACGAAGATGTGCAGTACTTAGTTAGTCTAGATTATGGGAGTGTAATTCACTCTCCTTGGACAGAGTCTGCGGTAATTGATAATAGTAAACAAGTTGAGGAAGAAGATAAGTCAATAGACTTTGAATTTGAATCTGATGAGCTCTCTAAAGGAGAAGAGCAACCTATGTCAGATCAGGAGATAATAGATAACCTAGAAGCTCCAGACCCAAGTTTTTCAGAATAATAGCGCTATTCTAGATAAGGTGCTTTAGATAAGGAAGAGAGAGACTAATTGAGTCGGCTCTCTTTTTCTTTTTATAACTACGACTCAACAAAATCAATTTAAAAATCAATCCAATGAAAAATCAAGTAGTAGTAACAGGTGATGCAGCAGGTAATGTAATTGTTACATCAAAAAACAATCCTGAGTATGGGTTTATCCGCGTAGAACAATCTCGTATGCTTGTTGATGACCGCGGTTGGGCTCGTAAGAAAACAGTAAGTGCTTTGATCCCAGGTAAAGTAGAAGATTTGCAAGGCTTTGATTGGTCTGCAGGTGAAGTAGTTCAAGGTAAGGTAGTTGTAATTGAGTCTTTGACTCCATTCAATGAGCAAGATCCTTCACGTGATCTTAAAATTGCTGGTGATACAGGTGTAATTTGTACTGTAGATGGTAATCCTATCTATCGTAAAACTGTATATAGTCAAGATGCTAATACAGCAGATACATTTGTTAAGCATGACAATGTGGATGAGATCCGCGCAGCTCAGCAAGTTATGACTGAAACTTTGAATGAAGCTCAAGGTCGATTCTAAACTTAAATTATGTAGATAATAAAGGGGGAGCTAACAACTCCCCTTTTTATTTTAACTCTAAAACCAACTCTTATGAAAACAAATGTAAATCAAGTATACGAGCAAGATCCTTACAACTCAAGACAAAATTTCTTGTATAAGCGCGCCCTGATTGGTGTGGGTGTTTATGATAAACAACAAATTGATGAGATGAGTAATGAGAAACTCAAGAGAATTAATAAGATCCATCGCAAGACTCAAGTTATCCTGAATTTGTGGAAACAAGAGATGCTAATATCTAAAAGTAATAAGATGATTACATTATTATTTGGTGATGTGAAGTATGGATTAT